ACGCGCTGGAGGTGTCGCCTGTGGAGCTTCTCGGCGAGAACGAGGCGGCGTCTCAATACTCGGATCTCTTCTCCCGCCTCGACCGCCTCCCCGATCAGGACCGCCAGAAGGCGCTGAAGCTCATCGACGGCGTGATCCGCACTTTCGAAGAATAAAAAGAACCCCGGCAGGGGTGAAGCGCCGGGGTCATGCAGTATGGCGGGATGGAAAGAGTACGATGAACCACCCGCCCTTCTATTTTACCACATAGGAGGGACAAGATGTACACCGAACAGCTAAAAAACGGACGATACCGGCACCAGCTCGCCTTCGTGGAGGAGCGCACCGGGAAAAAGAAGAAGGTGTCCGTCACGACCGACAAGAACACCCAGAAGGCCAGACGCGAGGCCGAGGGCGCCCTGAACGAGAAGATTCGCGCGATCAATGCCGCGTTCGTGCCGGATGATGAGACCCTCCGGGAAGCACTTGACGCCTATCTGTTGGCGAACAAATCACGCTGGAGACCAGGTACGCACCGCCGGAACACCTATGCAGCGAACGCCCTCTGCCGTCTCCTGGATCCAGACACCAAACTCCAGAAGCTCTCCGCGCGGTTCGTGATCGACCGCTTCTCTTCCTCTGATCGGAGCGGGACGACACTGAACGAACTGATCGCACGGCTGAAGGCCTTCCTCTCGTGGTGCTGGAAGACCCAGCGCCTCGATGACATCTCGTGGAAGGAACGCCTCGAACCATTCCCCGAACCAACAGCAAAGGAGAAGAACAAAATGAAGTATCTTGAACGTGAAGAACTGACCAAGCTCCTCGACGGCCTGCAGCTCCCGCTCCGGCGGATGATGATCTCTTTCATGGCGCTCTCCGGGCTCCGCGTGGGTGAATGCATCGCCCTCAGGAAGGAAGACGTCGACCTCTCCGAGCGGCTCATCCATGTCCGCAACACGATAGACCACCCCACCGGCGAGGTGTTGGAAGGCGCGAAGACCGCCGGGTCTGTCCGGGACGTGTACATCCAGGACGAACTTCTGACCCTCTGCCGGGACATACGTAAGTATATGACGGAGATGGCAATGAAGTGCGGCTTCCGGACGGAGTTCTTCTTCTCCGATCTCTCCGGCAAGCCGGTAAACTACTACACCCTTGAGAAATACTTCCGAGAGAACACGGAGCGGATCATCGGCAGGCCGCTGACGCTCCACAGCCTCCGGCACACCCACGCCAGCCTCATGTTCGAAGGCGGTGCCACGCTGGAAGCCGTCTCGCTGCGGCTGGGACATTCCGACTCCCGCACGACCAAAGACATCTATGTCCACGTCACGGAGCGGCTGAAGTCGCGCTACAATGAGACCTTCGACCGCATCAAAATCCTCTCGTAGTCCACATTTAGTCCCCACGAAGCCCATTTTTGAGCAAAGAAAAAGCGCGGAACTCCTTATTTTACAAGGGATTCCGCGTTTTGGTTCAATGCGGGCGGCGGGAGTTGGATTTGATATTCAGCGCTGTCCATGGTTGCTCAAATCCTCGGAAAATAAAGGGATTCCGCGGTTCCGTGTGTTCAGCGTTGCTCAGCGTTGTCCACGATTTAGTCCCCACAGAGTCCCCACGGCAACAAAAAAAGCCCCTCTTTCGAGGGGCGGAAGAACCGGGGCAAGGTTACTGCTATCTGAACGGAGGTAAGAGATCTATTTTTGAACATGAAGGCCCCGGTCGTTCTCTTATCGTGAGATGTAGGCCTTGCAGACCCAGCCGAACTTTTTCCCGCCGATGCGGATGTACCACCACGCGCCGGACTCGTCGCAGACGTCGATCTGGTTCTTATAGCCGAGCTGCGTGATCACGTTCGCACTCGGAGGGTTCGAGACTTTCGGCTCGCTCCGCACGTTCAGGAGGCCGGTGTTCACTCTTCCGACCCACTTCGGGACCTTCGAGGGCCCGACGTCCATCGAGTAATATTTCCCGCCTACGTTCGAGGTGTAGCCGTAGCCGTTCGGGGAGCCCGGCCAGACGATTTTCAGCCAGCCGGAGGCCAGGATCTGGAGGACCTCCACCTTTTTGCCCGGATCCACATGGCCGAGGGACGCGGAGCTGACCTTCGCAGCCTTCCGCACTTCCATCTGCTCAAGAGCGGTAGCGCTGCCAATGCCTTTTCCGCAATAGTTCATGTTCCCGCTCCCGCCGGTGCCGGAGTCCAGGAGGAGGTTCACCCGTCTCACGATGTCCGGGTGCCGGTTGTAGAGATAATCGCCCGGGCAGGACTTCGAGGAGAACCACCGATGCACGATGAGGTTCTGGCGCTCCCAGTTCCCTGCAAGTGATTTGTTCCCTTCCCACTTCAGGGCCTTGATGCCGTTGCGCTTGCAGATGTCCGCGCACAGTCTGATCAGAGACTCGTATGCAGCATCCGTCACCGCGTAGGGCGCTCTCGGATCCGAGGCGACCTCTATCGTCACGCAGTAGTTGTCCAGGCTCGTGCTGGTCGTCCATGCGCGATCCCGCTCCTCGACATACATCCCGATGCGTCCGTCCGGTCCGATGCCGTAGTTGGAGGAAGCCCCTCTCGAGGCAGGCGCGAAGACATTTCCGCACGTCTCCACCGACAGCTGACCGGCCATGCAGTGGATGGCGATGCCCTTAATCGTTCCCTTCCTCGGGCTGTTCCTGTTCGGGCTGATCTTCGAATAACATATCAGCGCTGAGTTGCTCATCATCGTCACCTCTGTTATCACTTAACATTGCCAGAGCTTCCTCCGGGATCTCACTCTTCATCTTTCACCTCCGGGAGCCCCGCGAGGCTCATCAAAAGACTTAAAAATCCGGCCATCGCCGCCATGGAAGCGACCGCTGGCCAGTTCACTTCTCCGATCAATGCGGCCGTCCCGATCGCGCCGAGCGCCGCCTGTGCTACCGTTTTTAGGGCGCGGATGCCCGCAGCCCTCCACCATGCTTTGCTCATGTCTCCACCTTCCTCTCCAGATCCGCGAGGCGATGGTTCACCGCCTTTATCTGTTCTTCGACCACTGGCATTCTCCGCGCAAAGTTGTTATGCTCGCGGACCTCGCGCGTCAGCACGTCCATTTTGGTGTCCGTGACGGCTTGGCGTTTTTCCAGCTCGGAAGTGACCTTGTTCTGCGTCGCCCTATTCTGGAAGATGACCACCAGAATGGTCGCCGCAGCCGTAATCAGTGTTGCGATGATTGTCTCGCTCATCTCCGCTCCTTTAGTCAATAAAACCCATCACGAAGTTATTGAAGTAGACCGAAGAGATCGCGCCGCCCGATGCGTTTAGCCTTACCTGCCCATTAGCATAAACAGACAGAAGAACCCGGACAGTCGACGAAGTCTGACACATCATGGTTGCGTATGGCCAGTTAGCGGCCGGTCGGCAAGACTCCGGTAAGGTGGCGACAACCGCCCATGTGTTTGCGGAAAGCGTGAGCTGGCCGCTGACAGTGATCTGGAGCAAGTTGCCGAACCGCTTTGCCGATACCACTGCACCGGTGGTCGGGTCAGTAGAGGAGTAGCTCGCGCTTGTTCTTAACGCCGCGACATCGTCACCCATGACGACCTCAGTCCAGCGGGACGAGCTCCACGCGGCAGCGCCTGCCGTATTGCACCTGTAGACCTTGCCGTTCCTGGAACAATAGTCCCCGACCGCGTAGGTCGTTGCGGAGCTGAAGGGCGCGGCCACATAGCCGTTTGCCAGGTTGAGGATGTTGTTGATGTCTGCTGTGGTCTTGTTAACAGTTCCCATTATCTTCCCACCTTCTTGTTCAGATATGCGATATTGTCCGCGACCGTCGGCTTCACGTTCCCGATCTGGAGCTCGCTGTAGCGCTCCTTCAGAACGTCATAGACCGCCCGGACGCACTTCGCCTTGGCCACGACCCCGATCTTCTCGAAGCTGACCGTGACCGTGTCGCAGAGGTCGCACTGCTCCACCGAGGGAGCCCACTCGACAGTGATGTTCACTTCCGGGACCCCGATGTTGTTTTCTTTGATATACTGCCGACCTCTTGCGGTCAGCTGTTCCATGGTCGGCGCTTCCGTGAAGTCGGAAGAGACGTCCACGCTCTGGATCTTCTCAAAGTCGAAGTCCCCGTCCGCATACAGGATATGCCCCGTCACGATCTGGCCCGTCTGGCCGTCCTTCCAGAACGGGATGATGCCCGTCCACATGTCTGTCAGGTTCTCTTCCTGCTCGAAGTCGACCATGTTGACGCCGTACTTGATGACGACACCTCTGTCCTGCCCTCTGGAGGCTAACAGCTCACAGGTGTATCCATCGTAGTGCCATTCACCGCCGTAGACGTCTATCAGAGACCCCTCGCGGCCTCCGAACCATCCCCTCACGGAGTAGGGCTCTTCCGCCACGAAGTCGGTCGTGCTCGTGATGTCCGTGGTCACTGTGAAGGGCGTCGGAATGCCTGCGTTACTGATCAGCCCGGCCACCGCGGAGGACGCGTCTGTTGCCGTGAAGGCTCCCACGGGTACCCCTCCTAGGTCATACGCCAGATGCCTCGCGTTGATGGTCACCACGCCGTTGATGGGGCGGCTTATGCGGTAGATCCGGAAGGGCTGGTTGTCGTCGGACTCGTTCGGCTTTGCGACGATGATGCCCCGGTTCTCGATGTACTGATACAGCCACCCGTCCATCGGGTAGTCCATCTCGAGCTCATACTCGCCGTTTCTCTCTTCGGTCACTTCACAGCGGATGCAGTCGGAAAGAACGCCCATCCCGAACGTCTGCCCAAATGTCCTCTGTGCCGACCAGTCTCCGATCGCGTAGAGCTGCTCCCCGCTGCTATCCACCAGCGGGTCAGACGCAGAGTCCACAAGCGGGTCGAGGGCTGGCTCTTTTGTGTAAAGATAAGGATTCATAACGTCCACCAGTTCGGCTGCATCTTGCAAATGACAGGGTTTGCACCGGGGTCGTCAAAACTGACGTAGGTCGTCCCGACCCCGAGCCGGGGGAACGTTCCCCACACCGAGTCAAACGCCGGGTCTCCGTTCGAGTCGACGATGCTTTCGTTCGTGCAGTCGATAACGAACGTGCCGGTTTTCTGGATTACGAGCGACGTCCCTGCTGCGGGTGTTTCGTCTCTCGTAAAGAGTCTGCACAGGTTTGTGGTGCATGTCAGTTCAAACACCGGCAGCCCGGCGAATGGTGTCGGGTTGGTGATCTCTGTACCAGTCTGACCATAGCCCCATTTGTCGATATTTATCCAGTTCAGCCCGCTCATCAGGAACCTTCTCGGGTCGCAGTCGAACGTGATCGTCGCGCGCCCGTATCTCATCAGCGTGTTCTCGACATCATAAGGACCGAGGAACACCGCTTTCCTGTAGTGCAGAGGGTCATACGAGTCCATCAGCATCTGGTAGCCCGAAGACCCGAACAACCACTCAGAGATGCTGTAGCCGGTGTCGACAGGTGTCCCCCTCCAGCAGATCTCGTAGGACTGCTCGATGTTCTCCCACGCATCCTGAAACACGAAGATGTCTCCGTTCCTCCCCGGGACTGAGTACCTGTCGTACTTCCGCGCTGGTCTGTTCGAATTGGGGATGCGCTCGACCGTAAGACCGAGGTCAGTGGATTTCTGGCCGTTAAATTCGAGCCAGTTGTGCATTAGATTAGGCAAAGACGGCCCCCTTTCTGTTCACTGCCTGCTGGATCTTCACCATGACCATGTTCGCGATGGCCGTCTCAGACTGTCCCGCTGCCGCGTTCACGGTGACGTTCAGCGTCATGCCGCCCCCGAGCTCTCTGGCCATATCTCTGGCAACAGCACGGACCCACGCAGCGTTATTCTCCAGAGGAACGACCGCCTCAGCTCCCGAACCTTCCAGAAGTCCGACCTGTCCCTTCTCAAGGACGCCGCCTCTGGCCAGCAGGGGTATCTCGTTGATGTGGATGCCCCTGCCGCCGACAAGCGGCACCCAGTCGGGGATGCGGATGCGGTTCAGGCCACGGATGAAGACATTGATCAGGCGTATCATGCCGTTGATGGGCATCTTGATAACGCCCACGATGGCGTTGATGATGTTCGAGACGATGTTCTTCGCGCCTTCGAACACGCTCCGGAAGAACTCACCCACATGCGAGAAGATGCTCTTGATGGCTTCCCACAGCCCGCTAAAGAACCCGGTGATGCCGTTCCAGATGCCGGTAACGACCTGAAACGCGAACTGGAACCGCTCGAGGAAGAAGTTCCCCACAGCCTGAAAGACCGCCTTGATGCCTTCCCAGATACTCTGGAAGAAGCCTGTGATGGCTCCCCAGATGGAGCGGATAACATTTGCCGCATTGGTGAAGAAGGTGACGATGGCGTTCACGACTGTCTGCACGACCGTCTTGATGCCGTTCCATACAGCCTTGAAGAACCGACTGAATATCTGGAACTTTTTCTCCAGTGCGATGACCGCGACCACCAGAGCGCCGATGGCGGTGATGATCAGTCCGATCGGGTTCGCGATCATGGCGGCGTTCATGGCCCACTGTGCGACCGTCATAGCTATGATGGCGGCGGTAATTGCTCCGAGGATGCCGAGCACCAGTGTCTTGTGACTGACCACGAAGTCCACCACGTCGATGACGACGTCCATGATCTGGCCGATCTTGTCAGCGACCGCGTCCCAGTCGACCGTCGAGGCCCATTCCTGGAACCTGTCAGCGATGTTCGAAATGGCCGGAGCCATGGCGACCACGATCTGGTTCCTGACGGCCTCCATCTGCCTCTGGACTCGCTGGAAGCTGTCGTCCATCTCTCCGAGGGAGCCGAGGGCCTCATCGTCGAGGACATAGCCCATCTCCTCGGCTTCGGCTGCGAAGTCCGCGAGCGCGTCAGAGCCCGCCTCTATCATCGGGTTCAGGTCCTGAGCGCTTCTCCCGAAGATGTCCATGGAGTAGGCGTCCCGCTCCGTGGAGTTCTCCATATTGCCCAGCGCGTCGATGACGTCATAGAACACGTCCTCCGCGTTCCGGAGGTGCCCTTCGCTGTCAGTAACGGAGATGCCCAGCGCCTGAAACGCGTCATATGCCGCTCCGGAGCCTTCGGCGGCGGACTGCATGTTGTTTGTTAATTTGGTGAGCGAGCCGGTGACAGTGTCCAGAGACACGTCGATGAGCTCCGCCATGTAGGAGAACTCCTGCAGCGTCTGCGTACTCAGCCCGGTCACACTGGCAAGCGTCAGGATCTCGTCGGCATACTCTGCCGAGTCCTGCACTCCTTCCACCATGGCCTCGGCCAGACGTTTCACTGCCTGAATGGCCAGCTCTATGCCCTTCTAGACCAGGTCGGCGAGGACTT